TTATGCGCCACTTTTCCTCACCAGTTCGATTGGGATAAGCCCCAAACCCATTAGTGTTATATCCAAACCCCGTCATGCGTCTGATGCCGCATCGGTAGTAAAGAATATTTTAATTCCATGAAGCCTACAATCTCCTGCCATATCATCATTGCTATCACTCACATTTCTACCAATGCTAAAATAGCACAGTTGGTCTACCGCTGGTGTGCCAGCTATAGTAATCGCTGTGCTTTCTGATGAAACTAGCATCTCGTTTGTAGCACCTTGAGCATTATCTAATAATGAAACTGCCGTACCGTAGGCAGTATCAATGGTGTCGTTATCCCCAACAGCTACACCCTGTAATTTCATTACAACTCCTGTAGTAGCTGCAAGACCTGACCAAAAGAATTGAAACGTCACGGTCCCTTCGTCCCATGATTTGGGAAACGCCACAGAAAACTGTGCAAATTCATCTGCACTAGCGTCAAAATCCAACACAACCAAATCAGGGCCAGTTAAACCGCCGACGGGTGTAAGAGCAGAGCAACCGTTTGATACAGTAGGCTGCATTGCACTAGCAGGAACCCATATTGTTTCCTTGCCAGCCGTTTTTGCCACGCCCCAAGCCGCTGTTCCAGCACTCGCGTAAAGCAATGCTTGGCCTGACGCGCCATCTACAGGAATGTGGTTGTTACCGTTGCCTGTTGGGTGAACGTAAGCTGTTGCACCTGTGGCAATTCCGTCTAATTTTGTATGGTCTGCGCTGGTAAATACTTCACCTGTCGCAAAATTAGCCATATCTCTTGCTCTAGTCATTTATAAATTTCCTCATGATGTGGCTCCGTAAATCGTGCCAGAATTAGTCAACGAATAGCTGTTAGAATTTGCTTCAATGCCCTTGCCGCCAGCAGAGCCAACAGAACCGCTAAAACCGTTGCCGCCACCACGCGCACCCCAACCGCCGCCACCGCCGCCACCATTAAGTGGGCCACCAGCGTCATTGCCGTAGTGTGTGCCGTTACCGCCAACATTACCACCTGAACCGCCAGACCCTGCGTAGCCATTTCCACCAGAACCACCCGATCCGGGCAAAATATAACCGCCTTGACCGCTTCCACCTGTGCCAGCCCAAGTAACGGCTCCAGCCCCGCCACCCGCACCACCGCCATAGCCAGAACTTGCGCCAGAGCCATTTGCACCCGCTTGGCCTAAGTTTGGTGTGCCTGATGCGTAGCCGCCACCCGCACCACCTCCGGGGCCTCCGTTTCTACCTTGCGCCCCAGAACCACCGCCACCCGCAATATACGCGCCAGAGTTGTTGATAATTGTAACGCCTAAAGCAGTTATGCTAATAGCATTACCACCAGCACCATTGCCGCCTCTACCTACAATGTTGCCAGAGTTTTCTATTGTTGCGTTAGGTGTATCAATAAGCAAAGCTGGAGTGGAAGTAGACCCCGACCATAGCCAAAAGTTTGCTGGAATTATTAACGTCCCTCCTGCATTTAGCAGGTTAGACGTAGTAATAGCACTGCTGTTATTCAGACCGTTTATTAAGGCTTCTGTTTCAAGTTCAACAATAGAATTGCCGCCAAATAAACCAAAAGCCCTAGATGAACCTGCGCTAAATGTAGAAAGCATTAATCACCCCCTACGCAAACTGTGTCTTGCTGGCTAACACAGTGTATGTGCTGCTTGCAGTTTTAATTATCGTATAGCTGTAACTATCAATGCTGTTGGCATTTCCATCTGTCGGCGCACTGCCGCCTTGCCATTCTGGTGTGACAGCCGCCCCATCAATTTGAAAAGCGTTTGGATAATAAGCTGTGCTGCCTTGTTTAAACAGTACAACAACCGTTGTGCTTTGGCCTGTATCTAAAAAAGTGTTTGCACCTGTCAAATTAACAGTACGGTTTGCAGTTTGGTCAACATTGCAGAAAACAATTGCGGGGCCAGTAGCCAGCGCATGAGTCAAAGTGCCTGTGGTTGAACTGTCTACTAAAACCTTTTCTTTGATTTCCTCAAACGACGAAGTGCTATCAACAGTAATTCCACCTGTTACGTCGATGCCTGTGGCTGTTGTGGCGATTTTTTCTGAGTTGTCGAAAAATAATTTTGCTGCACCATTGGACGCAAAGTTAGCCATGTACTCAGAGCCACCATTTCCCAATAACGCAATATTAGCCCCGTTGGTTTGGACGTTTAAATCTCCCGTTCCTTGCTCAGAAACTACAGACACGCTGCCTGTGTGATACAGTTGCAAGTCTGAGCCAGAACCTAACTTTAATTTTGTGTTGTCTCCTAGAGAAATATCGCCAGCAACTGTTAAGCCACCGCCAAACGTGCCGCCAGTAGTTGCGCTTACTGTGTCAGCCGCGTTAAAACTTTTAAAAGCTACAATGGCTAAATGGTCACCAGCCGCTGCGCCTGATGCAAGCACAATAGACGTACCACTAACTGATGTGTAATCGCTGCCATTGTCTAACGTAATGCCGTTTAAGCTAACAATAATGTTGCCAACCGAATAACTCAGCGTAGCAGAATTGTTATCAGCACCAGTGAATGTGGTTTGTCCAGCCGTAGCGGTGTACTCATAATCTAACAGGCTTACAGCACCAGAACTTGTAGCAGCAACCCAATCAGAACCATCATAAACTTTCATTGAACCTACGGCACTATCAAAAAATAGCGCACCGGAAATTAGTGCATTGCCATCGTTATCAACACTTGGTTCAGATGACTTACTTCCCAAATATCTGTCATCAAATGTATCAAATGATGATGCAGCTGCCGCCGCAGAGTTAGCCGCTGCCGTTGCACTATTTGCAGCCGCCGTTGCATTGGACGCAGCCGCTGTCATCGTTGGGGCCACACCAGCAACAGTAGCAATGTTAGATACAACCGTACTTGTTCCTAGCAAAGCTAAATTAGCTATAACATCAGTCGTTCCAAGCCGACCAATCTCAGTAGCCTTGCCAGCAACAGCACCAATATCAGTAGCATCACCAGCTACAGCAGTTACATTACTTGCTATGCCAGCCACAGTAGAAATATTGCTTGCTATGCCAGCTACAGAAGAAATGTTATTTATATTAGTTGTTGTAGCTAAATCATTAATGTCACTGATAGCGTCAGCAGTGCCAATTAAATTAACAGCAGCCGCATTGTTAGCTACAGTTTGCACCGCAGATGTACTAGGGCCAGCCTCAACAGCACCGCTTGTCTCATTAAAGGCAAGCACTTTACCTTTACGATCATCAACAGCAGGAAGAACCAGCGAAGCAGCAGCATCATAATCAGTAAGCTGCAATGCTCGACCAGCAGTATCTTTAAGATCAGCAGCTATAGCAGTAAGCGTATCAAGCTGTGTATTTAAAGCAGCCCTGTTTATATTAGCACCAGCAGTAAAATCAGTAACGCGCTCAATGGTAATGCTTCGCGTAATAACCACAGTTGCACTAGCAGTTACACCACTTACAAAAGTAACTGTACCAGTAGAGCCAGCACCCCCGCTTACGCCATAATTAGCAGAGCCAGTACCCTCAGACTTTAAAACACCAGCAACGTAAACCTTTAAATCACTGTTATCAAAAAACTCAAACGGAACTGCAAAAGCAGTTTGCGCTCCGTTGGCATTAGCTGTGTAACTAATCCGTGGGTCATTGTCTGATATATCAATGGTCATAAATCACCTCTTTTTTAGAGGTTTCTAACTAATCCCTAAAAAAAACAACGCACAAATTAATAATTCTTATACCCAAAAGCGTCACCAAGCTGATCTGTCATAGCTTTAATAGGCAAAGTGCCAGTAAGCGGCAAAATATTATACAAACCTAAGAAACCTTTTTTGTATTCAGTATCATCACCAAGAAGCGGAACGCCAAAATGAGTCATAGCCTCAGCAGCGTCTTGCAAAGTTGATGTGCCAGCACCCAATACCCCAGTAGCAGAATCTACCCATGCTGGAAGATTTTGTTTCTCATAGTTAGGTCTAAACTTAGGCTCAATGCCAAGATGTTTGCTAAGAAACGGCTCCTGATTTAATGCAAGTTGTTGCTGCATAGAATCATAAATAACACCGCTATATAAAGACCCAAGGCCACTATAATCAAACGCTCTTAACATTCTATCCCGCGCAGACATTTCATCCCAAATGTAATCAGGTATTTTTGCGTAAGCAGAAAGATAACCAAGCCCCATAGCGGCAGTTACACCGCTTACTCTGTTTAAAACAGCACCAGATGTATAAGCCGCAGTAACTTTATTCATTGAGGCAAACATAAATGAGTAAAATTGAAAGGGTAAAGTCATATAACCAGACTCAATCTTAACGTAACCCTTCATAGTGCCATCTTCTGGCAGCTTAGAAGCCCAAGGTATCATCTTTGCAGTGCTTGTACGCAGATAAACAATGCCATCAGCTATCATTGGACGATCATTTGGCGTTGCAGACACAATAGTATTCAATACACCTTGATTAACAGCAGCACGAAACGCCTCAGTTGTTTCTTGAGACACCCTATTTTGGCTGTAAGTAGTCCACTCATTTATATTAGGAAGTAATTGACCATTCTTTGTTTCTTGTATTGGAGCTTTTGCAACAATTTCTTTCATCATAGCTATAGTAAGGCCATGACGAGCAGCATATTCTATTTCAAATTGCGTTGCGCTACCATCAGCCATAGCTTTTGATACTTTTAACAGTTTATGAGCGCGCAATCCCCCTTCAAACTGTTTAAAAAACTGAGTTATTGGGCCAAGTCCGTTCATAATATGACCAGCTTGTTGAATATTGTTCCAAAGACCACCAGCTTGAACATTATTTGTAAGACTGTCACTAACTCTGTTTTGCACAGAGCCATTATACATTTCCAATGACTCACCAAAATTATCGCCAAACTCTCGCATAGCTGCGCGTGTTGCTCTGTTAGTAAACACATTAAGAGTCATGGCCAAAACGTCCATTTTCTCATGATCCATAATAATCCGAGCAAAATCAGCAAAAGACGCAAGTCCAGAGGTTGTCAAATAATTTAAATTAGTAACTTGTTTAAGTAAGGTTGCTCTTTTTATACTCATAGAAGTAGGATCGTCGTACACAGTACCCATTACTCTGCGCTGGAGGGTAACCCAGTTTAAACGTGCTTTATTAATCCAATCATCGCTATATCCGTCAACGCGCAATTGATCTTCTATGTCAGACCAAACCTTTGAGGGAGCCTTGCCATCAAACATTTTAGAAAAATGATAATCAGGCGCAACTCTGTTAGTATAATTCTGCATAATCATTATGGGATCAGTGTGAATAAAATCAAATACCTTTGCGTTTGGTATATCAATCATTCTATGAGCCAACCGCAAACTATCCTGCAAGCCAGAAATCATATCTGGATTTAAAGGATCAGGGTCATTAACAATAGCATTATATATATTATCTACGTTTTCATCTATGTTTTTTGCGCTGACTTTTTTGCGTACAAATAGCTTTTTCTTTCTATCGTAATGAGGAATGGAACCTTCTTGAGCAAAATACTCTTTAAGTATGCGTTTGATTTCAGCAGGATTGGCTCTCATTTTTTCAATGTCCCAAATCCTATTAAAGAATGGCTCTCTTGTTTGCCCCCTAGAAGTGCCAGCGTTAATAATCTCAAGAGCAGACTTGTATAATGCAGCTTCTTCTAAGTTATCTTCAAGTCTCTGTTCAAAATAGCGGCGTGTGCGAGGCGGCAATGGGTCTTGACCAGTAATAGGATCAAAAGGCAAATCTAATCGCTCATTAATTCTATCACGATCAATTTCTAAAAACCTAATCTCTTGCTCAACTCTTGCTCTGTTGCCAGTAAGATCAGTTTGATCTAAACGCTCACCCCACATGCTATAAAAATTATCAATCTCAGTTATAAAACGTGCCTCAGCAGCACTTTCTCCAGCCTCTCCATTGGCCCTTTTGCGTAATGCTTCCCTGCCAAATTGCTCAAGAGTTGGGCCAGAGCCAGAAACTCTACGCATCATGCTAGTATGGTTAAGGCCCATAATTTCAACTTTAGTAGCATTAGTATGTTCTGCATATGTCTCACGGCGAACAGTCATAACCTGTTTCCAATGACGCTTTTCCATATTAGACAAAGTGTAAACAGATTGCGGATTAGCAAAGCCTAAAACATTACCTTCTGTAAGTCTGCCGCCATCACCAGATATACGCATCATTGAATCTTTAAGCATATTAAGGCCATGCCAAATAGGTTTGCCGTCCTTAACATCTTTAATTGGATCAAGCAGCATAAGAGTTTTAAACGGAGAAGGTAAAGGATTCCAAGCACTAGCTTTTAATCTGTGTAAATCAACGTAACCATCAACAGTTGATCTATCTATTAAACGCAAGGCCGATTCATCAAGAAACTTTTGTTTTTCTACAGAGGCTTCAATAGTACCTTTTTCCATATTTGCAATGTCTCTATTTGCATATTCTATAGCTTTATCAGATAGCGGAAGACCGTCTTTACTAACACCTTTTTCTAAAAGTAAAGTGTTTTGCTTAATGCCTTTTTGCAAACCATCAATGCGCTTTGTAAGACTAATAATGTAATCATTAATTTCTATATCTTCCAAGTCAGATATTTTAACACCCTCTAGCGTTTTAACATCACGATTAGCAGCTTTAATTGCAGGGCCATTTGCAGCCAACTCTTGCAAATTAGCCAACACCTCTATCTGTACTTGGTTGTGACGATTGTTTCTTTTTGCATCAACCCAATAATTACGATGTAATGATTTGCCTAAATCGACAGACCCACCTATCAACCCACCAAACGCAGTCGCAGCAGTTATATTAAGAGCCGATGCCTCAATGCTTGCATTAACACCCCCATAGTGACGTATTGCTTCTTCGCCACCAGATACTAAAAAGTTGCTAAGAGCAGCGTTACCTATTGAAGCTACCATTCCCGTTGACTTTAAAGCAGCAACACCTGGAATTGCGTTATACATATCAAAAGGCATAGCTAATAATGCGGTTGACCAAGAGGAATGTTGATAGCGATTGTAGCGTTCTTCTTCCGCTACTTTGTATTGTTGCATAAAACGCATATGTTCAAGGCTAACAGCCGTTTGAACTTCGGGCCAATGATTAGGGTCTATTTCCTCTTTGTAATCATAAACATTAAAGCCCTCGTCAGCAGTAGTGTCGCCAAATATATCAGCAGTAAACGGAATACGATACGAAGCGTTTAACAACATATCAATTTGCGAATTGAAATTGTCGCTAACCAACGAAGAAAAAGAAGTCTCAGGCACAAACGGTTTTGTTGTAGGCTGAGCTAAATATAACTGTTTATTAAACTCAGGAATTTCAACTTCAGGCAATTCTTCAGTGGTAAAAAGACTTTCAGATAGTTGAGCGTAAGTACTCATATTATCGTTCCTGTGATAGCGCGTATAACTCTTGCAAGTCATAATTTGCTAAATCATTTTCATTTGCGTATTTTTCCATAGCAGGAATCCTTGCGGGTGGCATACGTTTATACATACCAAGTTTCCACTTGAGATACATTTGACCTCGTTTGGCTTTTACAACAGCTTTAAGTCCGCTTCTTACTATTGGATCAAGAGACTTAAATGGCATGTTAGCTTCGTCTAATGGCAATTCAACTGAACCTTCTGTAGTTGCTAGTTGTGTAACCAGTTCTAATTCTTCTGCTTGAGCGGTTACTTTTATATTTAATATTTCTGCTTTTTCAGCAGGGGTTAATTGTAAGCGATGCGCTTCTGCTGTAGATTTTAAAACTTGCTCTCTGTCATCATTCAAAAGTTGTGTATCAACCATCCTTTGAATTGCTGCTTTAGTTTCAGCCCTTGCATCAATGTGTTCTTCAACCCTTGCAACAAATTCTTCTTTGTCAGTAATGTAATAAGCGTTAGCAAGATCAGCTTGAAACTCACTAGAACCTAAATTTAAAGTACCGTTCATAGCCGCAGTAGTTATTTTATCCTCAAAAGTAGTAGCCATACCTCTCATGCGATCTCTAACAACTCCTTCTGCCGCGCTTAACCAGCTATCTCTAGCTGTATTAGTATGATCGCTTGATGGCAAAATTGCTAAAACTTCTTCGCTAGATGAATTCAAATAACCATTGCCTTGACGCAAAGATTTAATTGTTAAATTAACAAGCTGATCTGTTTTAGGTGCATTTTTCCAATCAGTAGGCACTACTTGCCTAACTGTTGTTTCTCGCTGTTGTTCTAAGAAAGTTGCTGTTTCAATGGCAGTATCTAAGTCACCATAGCCATCAATGTACTCTTGGTTTAAACGCTCTCTCATTTGAATTTTCTTGCGATTGTCATTGTAAGTTTGGATGTATTTCATCGTCTCTGGATTGCCCATATCAATGCTTAAAGGCTTTCCATCAATCATAACTAACTCAGGCTCTCCATTCTTAGCGGTTTGATACACCCAAAAAACAGGGTTTTCTTTGCTAGACTTGGGAGCCGCAGCTAAATCCAATCTTACACCATCACGTTTTCCACTGTGGAAATCTCTATGATCTACTGTTTGAACGTAATCTTCATCATAAGAAATATCACTTAACTTATTATATGTAGCACTTGAGCCACCTGCAAGTGACGTTACATCTGCGATAAAAGTATCCTGACTTGCTTTTACCGGCATTAATGGAATGATATTATTGGGATCAACTATGTTAGAATTTTGACGATTAGAACCACGTATTTTTTCAGCAACAAAAACATTAACAGCTTGAAGATAAGAGCCTAACTCATCTTCGGGAGGATTTAACGTAGCAGGATTGTTCGGAAAACTAGGGTCAATACCAACATTACTTATTGAATAAGAGTTATCGTAAAAAGTTTTCATTTTTTCTTTAAAATTATCTTCATCGTAAGTTACACCTAATCTGCGTTCAGCAGCTAAAATTCCATAAGCGTAATCTCTTAGATCATCAGCAAAAACCTGATTGTCACCAGTTGGTTGAAACAAAGAAATGTTAACTTGTTGTAGTCGCAGGGAAAGCCATGCTTCAAAATTGCCATCCTCTATACCAGCATACCGATGCAACTCATTTGCAATGCCAGTACCTTCAGTTCTTAATTGGTCAACTTCAGCAATCTTTGCAGAAAGAATCGCAGATGTGCCGTACTGATCTCTAAACCTTACTAAAGTATCCAGCATGGCTATTTCAGACGGATCAAGCCCTAATTCCGGTGTTCTTTTTTCTCCGCGCACTGAGGAAAAACTACTAAGATTTCTCCAAAGAACAACGCCAGCATCTATATTTGTTTCGTTACTTGGCAAAGATGCAACAAATGTCTTTAAGTGTTCGGTTAATGCTTTCGGTACAATCTTATGCTTGTTTGCAATAATAGTTCCAATAATTTGACCTACTCTAGCTTCCTCTGAATCTGGCTCTGCAAGCAAGTATTTATTTATATCAGTAAAAACATCAACAGGTAGTTGATACCCGCCATTCATTTCAACTAAAAACGATTCATATTTAGATTGAGCTTTGTTGCGATCGCCATAAAGTGGAACGCTAGGATCAAGAAAAGAGTTCCGTAACCTTAACGCTTCCTGTTCCTCTTTCTGATTATCTTTTAAAGCAATTTCAGCAGTTGCAAGTTCTCTCCATTTTTCTTCTAAACTGTTTCTGCCTTCTTGAGTGCTGCCGTTCTTTGATAAATTAAAAATAGCTCGCAATTCAGCAGCAACAGCTACAGCATTAGGGCCAACTAAATCAGATAGCTCACCGCTGAAAATAGCAGAAGATATAGAATTCATGCTTGTTGTGCTATCAACGCTCTGTGACAAAACAATCATTCGGCGCATTGCAACTTCGTGATTAATTGCTTTAATAAACTCTTTAGCTTCTTCCTCAGGTAAATTATAAACGCTCTTACCAAGTATCCTTTCAATTACTTTTTTGCGCTGTTCATATTCTGCAAAATCCGAACCAGTCATAACTATTGATTTTGGTAACGTAGAATCACTTTTAAACGAAGCGTACTCAGGACTGCGAACTAAATTAATTAGTTCATTTCTAATTCTTTCTAAGTCATCAGGATTAGCATTATTAATTAAACGATGACCTAGAATCTCAACCTGTTTAAAAACTTCAGAAGCCTTTACCCCCAACTTTTCCCTTATTGCTTGTTGATTTTTAGCAAATTCAGTAGCTTGAAATTCAAAGGCAGTTATTGCTGTACTGATTTTATCTTTAGGCAATTCTCTAGCGCGGGTAATTAAATCTATTAAGATTTCTGGCCCACCTTCTCTAGCAAATCTTCCTGATAACTCACCTGTAACTTTGCCAGTTTGTAAGGCTGACTTTACATCAACCATTTCTTGTTCGGTAAATTCTCGATTGCCTTGCGTTAAGACTCCCATTTGAGTTATTAAACTAGCAATTCCTTGCGCTGTGTTTAGCTTGGCAAAATAATCAGGATGTGTTTCAGGAGTAATTCCTTGCTTTGCTAACGAATTAACAATATTCGTTTTTAACAACCTACTGTTTTCAATGACTTGAACCGCACCAGCTTCATGTTCGCCATCAAGCAAGCGAGTCCCAACAGCGTTTATTAATTGGTTTTCTAACCTATTACCATTTAACTTAATAAAAGCATCTTGCGCTGTTTTAATAGCAACTTTTTGGGCATCAACTACGCTTTGACGATCTTTTAATATAGTACTTATATTTAAGCCACTGCCAAGACTGAAAATTTCTTTTGCTTTAAGTAAGCTATGACCGCTTAAACCTAACTGACTGTAGGTTTCATCATTAGGAGCAATTAATAATGACCGCATATTTTCTATAGCTGCGTCATCAATTTTAGGAGTGCCTGTTAAAGTAAGGGTAGCAAGTAATTTTTGCTCTAAAGCAACTCGCGCTTGATTTAATTGATTTTGGTATAGCTTTCTAAATTGGTTAGCTTGATCAAAACCAATTCCACTTTCAGGATCTTCTACAGCGCCAGCTAATTTATCTAGCTTTGTTTTGCTTGAAATTAAATGCTGTATTGCATCGTCAATACTGCCGCCAGCAATGTCAGAACCAATAGCATTATTTTGTACTTGATCAGTAAGTTCTTGCAATTCTGATAAAGTATAACGTCTTAACGTTTTAATACGATCATCAGTTCTTTTTTCATTTTGACGAACAACAGATTCAATAACCGCTCCTCTAGCGCGAATTTCTGGCGTTACTTCACGCAAAACCTTTTCACGCTCAGAAGGTGTAATCTCCCCTACGTGGCTCATAATAGCCATTAAGTCAGCTTTATTAGCTTCATTTAATCTTGAAATGTTATTTGAATTAGGGTTAATTAATATTTCTTTTATCAACGCAAGTTGCAATGTACCTTCAGCACTTTCGTCCTGCCTTCCAATCAAGCCTTCTAGTTGACCAGAGAAATAAGAAATTTGCGCGCCTCTTGTAGCAAAAGCAGACGCAGCTACAGCTTTTGATGCTGTTCCAGCCACATCCTCACTTTTAGCAGCAGCAGCAACAGCTAACGAGGCTTCAACTGATACATCGTTTATAAGACCCTGTCCATTTGCTGTTTCAATAGAATCGCGAGAAACCGAAAGCCGCCCTAACATTTGAGCATGTTGGTTGGCTTCCGCTATTCTTTTTGCTGCCTCAGCTTTTATAGCTGCCCGTCTGCGTGTTTCTTGTGCGGCAAATAATTGCGTCTTAGTGTTTGCTAAAATAAAAGAACCAGTATCAGTAGCTAAACCTAAATACCTATCAGGAACCTGACCAGCAACTTCTTTAACATAATTAGAAAACAACTGTTCATACTGTTCAGTAGAATTAGGCGCACCGTCAACCATTGCAGCAATACGACCTGATTGCTCACGCAAATCTGTATCTATAGAATCACCAAATCGCTTTTCAATTATTTTGCTATAAGCCTCTCTTTGCAATCTGCCGCCCAAAGAAAACACACTTGTTCCGTCAAGGTGCGCTTTGGGATCACGCTTACCATCTGGCCCAACTTTATATAAATCTTCTTGGCTTACTTGTTGCGCCGACTCAATTCCGCGTTTTTCAGCAAGCGATGCAGCGCGATCAAACATAATGCCACTAAACTGATTTGCGCCATTTACAATAGCTTCAGCAGTAATATCAGCCGCTCTACTCTGCCTAGCTACGCCTATTGGCCCAACGCTAAAACGTCTTTGACTGCGAACAAACTTAGTTGCCATTTACCCTGTTCCTTTTCCTGCCTTAGAGTACGTGTCGGCAAAATTCATTATGCCCGTAGCCATAGTAGTAAACGCCCCAATATTTGCAGCGGTCTTTCTTGCATAACCTTCTTCAAGAGCAATTCTGCGTTCTGATTTGGTTCTGTAAATATCAATCTCACCTTGCGTTGCTATTGCATACAAATCATCAGAAAGCACTTGTTTTTCACGATCAACCGCAGCTTTCCAAGACGCGCTGTTTACATTGCCAAACGCACTAAACAAAGCCATGTTTGATGCCATTGATAGTTTATATTCGTCGTGGCGCACATTTGCTTTAGCCAAGGCTTGAGCCGCTTGGACTTCCATTTCAGTCTCAAGATCATATGCCTGACGCTTAGATGCAGCTAATGCAGCTTCGCCTTGTGCTTTCTGTGCATTAGCGGCTATTGCGCTAAAGCCAAGCCCTAAAAAAGAAAACAAACTCATTAGATAATTAACTCCGCAGTTAGGCCATTAACTTGAAAAGGCAAGGGTTCATTTTGAGTAATAACAACTTGAGGATCACGGCTATAACCAAGAAGCCTAAACTCTTTTTTGCCAGACACAGCACTATCAGTTATTAATGGTATAGCATTTAAAGAAGCAGAGCGTGTTTCTAACAAATCAACAACCACAGTAGCAATACCTCTTGGCTCACCAGTAACAGGGCCAGTTTGCACTTGAGCATCTATAGGATTAGTCGTTACATTTACAGTAAACTTATAGCCAATCTCGGCAGTAGCGTAAGTCTCGTTATAAGCAGTTAAACTAACAGCATTGTTGGCAACTGTGTGAGTGCCAAGGTAATCTTCTCTGCCACTAGATGTTGTGGCTACAACGTGAACAACTACACCATTTGCTAAATCACCAGTCACATCAGCAGACTTATTGCTTACAGTGTAAACTTTGCTGTTATCTAAGTGGTGAGTAGTAATAAACTCGCACAAACGTAAATTAGTATCATCAAACCAAACACTAGCAAACATCCGATCATCGATAGCAACCACAGATTCAAAAGAACCTTGCGTTGTGAATCTTGTCCATCCCGCCCTTTTTTCGGCGCGATTAGACCCAAACACAGAACATTCACCATTCGTAGAAACATAGACACAGTAAGACTCCGCTTCCTCAAACGCACCATT